CATTAGATGATGCAAATGCAAAAAACGAAGATGGTAGTGATATGAAAGACCCTATTACGGGTGAGCAAGTTGTCAATTATGGTTTAAAAACAATAGCTAAAAATCAATGTAAAATTACTGCTAATGGATTAATAGCTAGATTTAATTGGATAGTAGAACGCAGTATTTATGATAGTAGCAAAGCGATTCCTGATTCAATAAAAACATATGTTTCTGCTATTCGCAAAGACTGTGATGATATTGAAACTGCAATCAATAATGCTAGTAATATGACTGCTTTTAAAGCATTGTATGCAGATGAGTTAAATAGCGATGGTTCAGTTAAAACAGTAGCAAGAATAAATAGGTGGACATCAGATTCAACTGTAACTAACTATTTAAGATAATGATATGCTTAGTGAAATCCAGATTGTTGGAGGTATAAACAAACAAGTAACACCTACAGGTGCACAAGGTAAATGGGTTGATTGCGATAATGTAAGATTTCGTTATGGTTTTCCAGAAAAAATAGGTGGATGGGAGCAAACAACTTCAAGCACTTTAGTCGGTGTTGCTAGAGACATGCACATTTGGAGTGACCTTACTGGTAAAAGATATATAGCCATTGGCACAAACAAAGGTTTGTTTATATATCATGATGGTTTAATGTATGATGTATCTCCGTTAGACACTGATATAACATCTTGCACATTAACAACCACAAATAATTCAGCTACTGTTACTGTCAACAAAACAGCTCATGGACTAGAGGTAGGTGATTTATTTTTATTTTCTAGTGTTACATTACCAGGTGGTGGTACTGGTTTTGTTGGTGCAGATTTTACACAAAATACCTTTGAAGTAATAACAAGAACTTCTAACACTTTTACTGTAACAGCAGGTAAAGTAGAATCAGGTGCTGGATTTACTGCTGGTGGTAGTGTAACTTTATCTCCATATTTTAAAGTTGGAGATGCTGTTCAAGTTATTGGTTATGGTTTTGGAACAGGTTTATATGGAGGCACTAATCCTTCTATCACAAGCACAACTTTAAATGGTGCTTTACTTGATGATACAAACGGAACAGGTGGCTCTGGAACAACAATTACTTTAACATCTGTTTCTGGTTTTAGTAGTGATGGAGGTACATTAAAAGTAGGTGAAGAATTAATAACTTATACAGGTGTAGCAGGTAGTACAGTTACTGGAATAGTAAGAGGAGCTTCTGGCTCTACTCGTTCTGCACATAGTGATGGAGCAGTTGTAGAAGAAGCATCTAGTTTTACAGGTTGGGGTAGTGCCTCTCCTACTGGTGAAGTTACATTAGAACCAGCTAACTGGTCATTAGATAATTTTGGAGAAATTTTAGTTGCTACAGTAAGAAACAATAAAACATTTCAATGGAATCCAAGTAGCAGTTCTGCGTTATCTACTAGAGCTAGTGTTATATCTAATGCACCTATACAAAGTGTTATGACAGTTATATCAGATAGAGATAGACATTTAATTCACCTAGGAACAGAAACCACTGTTGGCACATCTAGTCAAGATAAGATGTTTATAAGGTTTTCAGACCAAGAAAATTTTTCAGATTATACACCAACTTCTACAAACACAAGTGGTACATTTAGATTAGATAGTGGTACAAAAATAGTAGGAGCAGTTAATGCTGGTAGTTACATATTAATATTGACTGATACCTCCGCTTATATCATGCAGTTTGTAGGACCTCCTTTTACTTTTAGTATAAGACAAGTTGGAGCTAATTGTGGTTTAATATCTCAACATGGATTGGTTGCGGTAAATGGAGTTGTGTATTGGATGGGTCAAGCAGGAGGTTTTTATTTATATGATGGCACTGTAAAAAAAATAACATGTTCTGTTGAAGATTTTGTTTTTACTACTCAAGACACAGATGACTTAGGTTTAAACTTTGATGCTTCTGATGTAGTGTATGCTGGATATAATTCTTTATTTAGTGAAATTAATTGGTTTTATCCAAAAGCTACATCAACACAAATTGATAGAGTAGTAAGCTATAACTATGTAGAGGGTTTGTGGACTATAGGCACATTACCAAGAACTACCTATTACGATAAAACAATTTTTGACAATCCTTATGCTACTGATTATGACACATCTGCTATACCCAACTTTCCTATTATACAAGGAGTAACAAATACAAATGGTGCTACTACTCTATATGCACATGAAAAAGGTAACAATCAAGTTTTAGCAGATGGCACTCAATCAGCGATTATAGGGAGCATACAAAGTGGTGATTTTGAAGTAAGAGGTCAACAAAATAATATGAATGTTACTGGTGAGTTTTTTATGAAGATTAGTCGTTTCATACCAGACTTTAGAGCTTTAGTAGGGAATGCAAAAGTCACAATTAATTTAAAAGATTTTCCAAGTGATACTGAGGCTAGTAGTAGTTTAGGACCTTTTACTGTAAGTAATTCAACACAAAAGGTAGATACCAGAGCTAGGGCAAGAGCTTTAAATTTAAAAATCGAAAATGAAACAGTTAATGAAAACTGGAGGTACGGAACATTTAAAGCTGATGTTCAAGCGGATGGTAGAAGATAATGTATGGATGTCAAAAAGGTAATAAGTTTTGACAAAGGTGTAGTATGGAAAAGTGACCATACTTCAAACCCTTATGCAATAGTTTTAAAAGCAAAAAAAATATGGAAATTTACAAAAACAGAAAACCCTAAATCTTATGATTTTTTTGTAAAATTAATTGATGAAAATGCGACAATTTTTAAATGGGGTTTACAAAAACAAAAGTCATTTAAAATCTTTAATCATAATCAATATTGTTATTTTTACACACAAGATGAGATAGTTTATAGAGTTGTATTTCAAGAAGAAAAAGAAAAGAAAAAAACAAAAAGGATTAAAAAAACAAGTAAAGATAAATTAGTTTACTAATTGTAGTATACAAGTGAATAGACCTATTAACAAATTTGTGATAATCTTTTTAAATATAAATTACTAAGTTAGTAGGAGTAATAATGAACGAAAAAAAAATACAAGGTGTTATTAGTGGTTTAGAGAAAGCTACAAAATTACATGCTAAACAAGCAAAAATATTAAAAAAAATTATATCTGATGAAAAAAAAAGAACCACTAAAAGGAACAGGAAAAAAACCTAAAGGCAGTGGTAGGAGGTTATATACTGATGAAAACCCTAAAGATACAGTACGAATAAAATTTAAAACACCTACCGATGCTAGAGAAACTGTTAAGAAAGTAAAAAAGTTAAATAAACCTTTTGCACGAAAAATACAAATATTAACAGTTATGGAACAAAGAGCAAAAGTTATGGGTAAGACTAAAGTAGTAGAGATTGCAAAAAAAGGAAAAGAGTCAATCAGAAGAGCAAAAAAAAGGAGCACTGCATAATGTCTAAAATTATTACTTTTATACCAGAACCTAAAGAAGAGTATAATTTAGAAAATCAAAGACTAATAAATTTAGCATTGACACAAATTATAGATAAGTTAAATACTTCTTATCAACAAGAAATTAAAAACGAACAACAAGCATTTGAGTTTTTTTTATCATGACAATACAATATAAAAATGCTGGTTTTAATTTAACCACTACTGGTACAACTTCTGTTTTGACAGCTCCTACTAATGGGAGATGTTTAGTAAAACAAATACAAGCACATAATGGTTCAACAGGAAATGTAAATTTATCAACGCAAGTAACTGATACGAGTGCTACAGCAACTTTTAGAATAGATAATGCATCTATTGCAGCTAATACTACGAGACAAATAATATCACAAACTTTAGTGTTAGAAGAAGGTGATGTTTTAAAAATGACCGCTGGTACAGCAAACGAAATACAAGGTATTATATCGTATGCTTTATTAGATAGGTCACAAGAGAATGGTTAGTAAACTTTCAGATTCTATTTTTTTATTAAAAAGTTTTGTCACAAAAGATTGGGCAAACAATATAGTGAAATATGCTGATTTAGTTTGCAAACAAAAAGCAACAGTATTAGGAGAAAAAAAACATATTAAAGATACTAAGGTCAGAGATGTTTTAACATATGGGTTTAGCGAAAATGTTGAACAAGATATGATTTATTTAAATTATTTAGTAGATGTTATATCTAAAGCATTAGAAGAATACATGAAGTTTTTTACTTATATAAATCCTCGTATGCGTATGGACAGTGCTAATCTTTTAAAATATGAAGTTGGTAATTATTATAAAACACACATAGATGTGCATAGCTCTGTAAATCGTACTGTATCAATAATTATTAATTTAAATCAAGATTACGAAGGTGGGGGTATAGTTTTTTATGATAATAAAACGAGAGTGCCTTTCACAAAATGTGAGTTAAAAACTGGAGATTTGCTTATGTTTCCTAGCACTTTCTTATATCCACACAGTGTGCAACCTATAACAAAAGGTAATCGATATTCTATAGTTGCATGGTTAAATTAAATATGTTATTTTGTAATTAATTTTTATTCAAATCTAATCTCCAATTCAACCCTAACTATTTAGTTAGGGTTTTTTATTGATATATCCTTAAATTTATGCGATATTTAGTGCTATGAAAATAATTCACTGTGCATCTGAAACAACTTATCGTAACAAGAAAACAAATACTGTATACAAAACTAAAGAAGATGCAGAGCATGATGTAAATAATCCTAACACAGATACTAAGCAAGAAGATATAGCAGTAGACACAAAAATTATAGTACCACCAGAAGCATTACAACTAAAAAGCGACACAAAAGAATGAAAGTAAAATACGATAGGTTTTACTATAAACCATTGCCAGAGGAAGTGTACATAGATAAAAGTAAAATAGAAGGACATGGTATTTTTGCATCTCGTGAAATAAACGCAAAACATGATTTAGGAAGCACACACATTAAAGTACCTATGATAGTTGGATATATAAGAACACCTTTAGGTGGATTTATAAATCACTCTAATAAACCAAATTGTTATTTATGTATTACACAAGATTGGGATGATTATGTAGTATACAATGTAGTAACATCACGAAAAATAAAAAAAAATGAAGAAATAGTATTGGAGTATGGAAGATGACACCACAAGGGGGAACAGAAATACAACATAGATTTTTAGAACATTATGTTAATGAAGATTTACTTAAACATTTTCAAATATGTACTTCTATACCAGATAAAATACCTTTAGATAATAATAAAATAAATATACTGTGGCAAAAAAATAGTTATGACCAACCTAATATAGCACCTTGGTTTAAAGATAAAACTAACCACAGTAAGTATGATTGGTATATTTTTAATTCACATTGGAACTATGAAAAGTTTCGATATATGTTTGATATACCTTTACATAAATGCCATGTCATAAAAAATGGTGTTAACAATTTTCCAGTACGAACAGAATTTAAAAAAGGCAACAGAGTGCGTATGTTGTTTCATGTTACACCTTGGAGAGGACTAAATGTGTTGTTAGGTGCAATGTCGTTATTAAAAGATTGTAATGTTGAAGTAGATGTATTTAGTTCCTGTAAAATTTATGGAGAAGATTTTGCTAAACAAAATGAAAGTGCGTATGAGCCATTGTATGAACAAGCTAGAAAATTAGAGAATGTAAATTATATAGGTTACAAAGAGCATTCTTTTATACAAAAATTTATGTATCGCTATCATATGTTTGCATATCCTAGTATCTGGGAGGAGACTAGTTGTAACTCAGCATTAGAAGCTATGGCGAGTGGTTTGTATTGTATTGTAACAAATTATGGTGCACTATATGAAACTTGTTCTGAGTTTCCTATCTATGTTACATACGATAACAATTTTAAAAACTTGTCTCTTGCATTTGCTCATGCGATACGAGAAGCAGTAGACATGATGCACGAACCAGAGATACATGAACACTTAATTATGCAACAAGAATTTGTTAAACGATTTTACAGTTGGGAAAAGAAAAAGTTAGAGTGGACTAGTT